TGGTGCTTCTTTCGTAAAAGCTATGGGTAATGAAATATTCTTTACTGGCGGCAAGATAACCTTCCGATTGTTTGGTAAACCAGCCGATGTAATTGGTGAGATAAATGGTAAACATGCAGCTGGTGGTAAAGTCGGTGGTGGTCCTTTATTCAGAATAATGACAGAACATGACCCTAAGTTTAGTGTCCCTAAATGGAAATCTATCATGGCAATGTATGAGAACCGACCTGAGTTTGTTGTATCACATCTGTACAAACTAATGAAAGAGTTAGCGCCAGATGAGGCAAGGAATATATCAGAAGACGAATATGCAGAAGCTATTGCCAATAAACCAAATACTGAGACATATGTCATATCTAAATGGCATGCATCTGAAGTGGTCAAGTCATTCGAATCAATGAAACCCCAAGTCCGTAACGATTGTATCAAAGAGATACTTGGTTATGCTTCCTCTTCAACTGAGATAAGTTCTATCTTTATAAAGGTTAGTTAAACCTTATAAATAGAGATATGGCGAAAGTAACATATAAAGATAAGGTTCAAGCACAGGCCTTTAGAGCAGGAGTTTCATCAAACACATCAGATTCTCTTGATTGGTTTCGTAAACAATTGAGAGCAATGAAAAGGGTGAGTAGAGCGAATCTACTTAAAGACCCAGATGTAAAGGTAGCAAATCGTATACTTCCTGGTCGTATGTATATGTATTTCTATGACCCAAAACATAAAGATACATTACCATACTATGATAGATTCCCTCTCATAATCGCCGTCAAACCAGTCAAAGGCGGGTTTATGGGATTGAATATGCATTACCTTCCACCGATACTTCGTGCTAAACTAATGGACGGAATGTTAGATTATAAGGCAGGAGATACCGACTTCGAGACCAAACTTCGTATCACTTTAGGTAGACTTTCAAGTATATCTAAACTAAGATTTTATAAACCATGTTTGAAACAATACTTATCTAGTAAGATAACTTCAAGAGTGGTTCAGGTTCCATCAGCTGACTGGGACTTCACTTTATTCTTACCATCAGAACAATTCAAGAAGGCAAATACCTCAAAGGTATGGTCCGATTCACGAAAGATGATTTAATGAGTTTCATAAGACAAATAACAAATGCTATAACACCAACATCAATCGATGCATTGAAGGGTACAATTTCTAAACGTGGTGGAGCTGCACGAGCGAATCGATTTGCTATCTTTATGACACCACCCAACTCGTCATTCTTAAACTTAGACCTCCAGGGTGCAGCCTCTTCATTATTATCAGGTTCATTTTCTGCAAGTTCTTTCGTGAATGACCCAAGAGATATCTCAATGTTATGCGAATCTTGCTCGTTACCTTCTCGTGAAATAACTACATTAGACTACCAACAATTTCGTCAGTCTATTAAGTTACCAAATGGTTATAATGTATCTGATATTGACTTTACCTTTTTATTGACAAATGACTATTATGCGAGAAAATTCTTTGATAAGTGGATTAATTCTGTTGTCGATGTAGAGACTTATGGAATGGCTTATCGTGATGAATATTCGTGTGATGTTGTAATTCAACAATTGAATGAACAAAACGTTCCTGTTTATGGCGTGAGATTAATCAATGCTTATCCTATTGCTGTTCAATCTGTAGAGTTGAATCAAACAAGTGAGAGCACTATACAAAAACAAACCGTGACATTTACATTTGAAGATTTTAAACCAGAGGGTGCGATAACCTCCGCCATCGCTGGTATTGGAACAACTATAGGAGGTTTTACAAGAATAATATAATGGAATTAAATTATGGCATTACCAAAATTAGAAGTACCTAAGTACACATTAACGATACCTTCATCAGGTGATGTGATTGAGTATCGTCCTTTTCTCGTAAAAGAAGAAAAGAACCTAATGATTGCACAAGAGACTGGAGAAGACTCGGCTCAAGTTGATGCAATGATTGGAATAATCGAAGCATGTACATTCAACAAATTAGATATCAATAAGCTAACTACTTATGATGTTGAATACATCTTCTTACAAATCAGAGCTAAGTCAGTTGGAGAAACTGCTGATATAACATTACCATGCGAGAAAAGTGGAAAACGTAAACAGGTTACGATCAACCTTACCGATGCATATGTTGCTAATGTTGATTCTTTTGAATCAGAAAAGGTTGTTAAAATAACTGATGATGTTGGATTAACTCTACGTCCATTCACGTTAAGTCACTTAAGAACAATTGGTGATAATTCAGATATTACTAGAACTGTTAAACTATTAATCCATTCAATCTATGATGCTGATGGAGTTTATTTAGCAGATGAAAGTAGTGATGCAGAACTTACGGAATTTATCGAGAGTTTACCACATAAAGCATTAGAAGAAATAAGTACGTATATGGAATCTATACCAGCTTTAGTAATGGATGTAGAATTTACAGGTTCAACTGGACATAAAAATAAAGTACAACTAAAAGGACTGAATAGTTTTTTCGTATAGGCCTTTCACATGAAACATTAGAAAATCATTATCAGATGAACTTTAACATGATGCAACATCATAAATATAGTTTATCAGAGCTAGACAATATGATACCGTGGGAAAGGCAAATATATGTGGCTCTATTACAGGAATACATAGAAAAAGAAAACGAAAGATTGAAGAAGCAAAATGGCTAACGACGAAATATTAGCAGGCAAACTCACAGAGATAGCTAACCTATTACGCGAACAACGGGAAGACCAAGAGTTCGATAGACAGGAAGCTAAAGCAGCTGCATCTGAGTCTAAAGTTGGTCAAGAAGAAGCCAAGCAAGAAGAAGTTTCGAGAAAAGAAGAACAAATTGAGAACCAAGAAGAAACTATTGGTATTCTTGAGAGAATCAATAAAAATTTCGAAGGTGGATTTGAAGGTAAAGGAAAAAATGTATTTGCTAATATCGCAAAGGCACTGGGTCTTTTAGGTGCACCTGTTGCTGCTGTCTCAGCTGGTCTTGGATTCTTATCAGGTATTTTGAATGGTTTGAAACAAAGCTTTGCAATATTTACTCCAAAGACTTTTGCTAAAGTTTCGAACTTTTTTACTAAAGAGATACCAACCCTTTTCAAAGGTATTACACTTAGCTTAAGAACATCATTCGCATTATTTAAAGCAAATCTATTTGGTGGAATTGATATGACAGTGCGATTCTTGCAAGAAAAAATAGGAAAGTTTCTGAATCTTTTTAAGAAAGGTCAACTTTCACTTCCAGGGTTTGGCTTTCAAGAACTTCTTGCTAAAGTAACCGATAGAGTAAATAAAATTACAGAGAGGATTAAACCAATCGCTACAAGATTACTTTCTTTTGGTAAAGCTATTATTGCTTTTACAAAAGGCCTTGGTGATGATGTTGTATTCGCATTCGGTAAACTTAAAGAAGGCAGTCAAGCATTATTGAAATTAGGTGATGTCACGGGAGATACGATAAAGAGAATACCACCAACACTGGAATTTTTAAAGAATGTTTTACGATTAGCATTCACACCATTTGAAGTTCTTCTTAAATCACTAAAATTTATAGCTCCAGTAGCTTTTGGAATAGGTAAAGCCTTTGGTATAGTTCTTGGTAAGCTACTTGTTCCTTTTACAATAGTACTCGGTGCTATCAATACGATTAGAGGTTTCCTTGAAACTGATGTTGCATCAAAAGGATTTATTGGTAAATTAATTGAAAGAATTGGTGGAGCTATAGCAGGTCTATTTAATTTCTTAATTGGTTCTATTCTCGACTTTGTTAAAGACATAGGAGCATTCTTTATAGGACTTATACCTGGTGCAGATGGTATAGCTGATGCTATAAAAGGATTTAGTTTTCAAGATATGTTCAAAGGAATCATTGAAGGTATATTTGATGCTTTTGCTTTGATGTTTGACAACCCAATGGAAGCATTACGTCAAGCGGGTATTGGTATGATGAAAACTATCGACTTTATTCGAGATATAGTAAAATTTGTTTTACCTCCCGCAGACTTTTTATCATTTAAGGTGCCAGAGGCCAACATAATGGGTAAACGATTTGGTGGTGGAGAAATCAATCTAAATCCTATTCCTAAAGTCTTATATGATTTTGCAAATGCTCCTAGACAAAACTTTTCTAGCACAACACCAAATGCGGGGGCTTCAATGGCAGTCGCTACAGATATGAATTTAGATGCAAAAGCTGCAAATGCAGCATCACCAATCGTCGTACAGAATGTTGATGGCGGTAAGACGGAGAACACAAACATTGTTCAGACAAATTACCAAGACAATACATTGACTGATAGAGATGCGACATTAAGTCAATTTGGCGCTATGCCAGCGACTATATAAAAAAAGGGAGTGGCCAATAGACGACCACTCCCTTACCCATTTATCAAATAGAGTTATTAGTCTTGCTGTGCAAGCTTAGCAAAATAACTCAATGCATCATCACCATCATCATTAGAACCTTCTGCAACGGGTTGAGCAGTCGGAGCTGGTTCGGTTGGAGTGGGAGCATCAACGACCGGCTCTGCGGTTTCGTTCAGTTCCGTAGCCACTTCAGTGGTCATACCAGGAACTCCATCTTCTCCAAGAACCTCATAGAGTTTGCGCTGAAGTTCCGCATAACTCTTGAAATTTGAAGGGTCAACAAAATCAGCCAATGGCTTCAAATTGTTATAAACCTCTTCAAGCTTAGCATCGTCTCCACCGAATAGTGGCTCAACGGAATCGAACTCTGACTTATCATAGTTACGATATCCCTCTACTTGACGAATCTT